AAACAAGAGAAGTTAGAGTTGTATGTACAGTTGATGCTTATGTAGAATTTGGTACTTCACCTACTGCTTCATCATCAAGTTTGATTGTGCCTGCATACACACCTGAGTATTTTAGGGTTGCACCTGGTACTAAAGTAGCATTTTTAAGAGTAGGATCTGTTACTGGAACCGCAAGAGTTACTGAACTAACACAGTAAATGAAAAGATTTTCACTTCGAGGACAAGATCGTTATCGTGATCGTAGAACAGATGTACCTAATGATCTTTTACAACTTGAAGATAGAACATATTTATTAATGGAAGAAGGATCAAACCTTCGATTAGAACAAGCGGTGGGTACTGTATTTAGTGGTACACCTATACCTAATTAATGGCAAAAAAAGCAAAATCATATTCAGCACACGTACCTGGTTCTAAAAAAAGAACTTCTATAGGACAGTCTGTTAGATCAAGACCTAAAAATAAACAAAAACGTAGAAACTTTAAGCGATATGTTGGACAGGGTAAATGACCTTTGATGAGCTTGTTAAATTATTAAAAGAGAAAGAGAAATCTTCTCAACAACAATCTAAGAATAAAGAAAGAAACAAAGTTTTAAGAAAGAGAGTAAAGAATGGCTGATAGTAAAATTTCAGAATTGAGTGCATTAACTAGTCCTGCCAATGATGATGAATTTGTAGTAGTTGATACTAATGCTGGTACAACAAAACGAATAACATTTTCAAACTTAAATTCATCTATATCTGCATCTGTTGCTGCTGATGATATTGCAACTGGTGATGCTGCTGTTACTATAGCAACAAGTTCTGGGAACATTACTATTGACGCACAAGCAGGTGATACTGATATTATATTTAAAGGAACAGATAACACTTCAGACATTACAGCATTAACATTAGATATGTCAGAAGCTGGAGCTGCTGCATTTAATTCTACAGTTACTGCTACAGGATTTATAATTGGTAGTGCATCTATTGACGAGACAGAATTAGAAATATTAGATGGAGCTACTCTCTCTACTACTGAATTAAATTATGTTGATGGTGTTACTAGTGCTATTCAAACTCAACTTGATAGTAAATCACACATTAATTATAACTTAACTAAGACAGCAAACTATACTGCTGTTGCTGGTGATAAAATATTATGCGATACTTCAGGTGGTGCATTTACAATTACACTTCCTGCCAGTCCTAGTGCTGGTGATGAAGTTCATGTACTTGATGCAACTGCATCTTTTGATTCCAACAACTTGACAATAGATCGCAACTCAAAGAAAATACAAGGAGCTACTGCTAACTTAACCATAACAACTCAAAACACAGGTATTGGTTTAGTATTTTATAATGATACTTATGGTTGGAGAGTCTTAGTTGATGCTTATGATGTTGATGTAACGGAACTATAATATGAGTAATATATATAATTCAAATCAAGATATACATATAGATAGAGGCACTAGAAAACTAGTTGTCAAAAAAACACAAGATACAACAAACATACTTAATGATAATAAAATAGCTCGTAATCATAGAGCTAATGAACAGCGTGGAGATTTTCAAAGGATTGCACAAATACCATTGATTGCTCTACAAATAAAAACTAAAGAACTATTTGGTCATTCTAATTGGCATAAAGTACATAAAGATGACCAACGTACTATTATAAAAAGAATGATTAACAGTAATGAGTTCCAAAACTTTAGAGTGGGAGATAAAAAGTTATAATGGCGTTAAACAATTATGCAAATTTAAAAACAGCAATAGCTAATTTCCTAGCTAGAGATGATTTAACATCTGAGATAGATGATTTTATTGACTTAACAGAAGCTGACTTTAATCGTAGATTAAGAGTTAGAAATATGGAAACAGTAGATGCTACGTTTACAGTAGACTCAGAAACAGAAGCTCTACCTACAGGATTTTTACAGGCTCGTAGTTTTATACTTACAAGTTCTACACCTGACCAAACATTAGAACTAACTACTGCATACCATCAAGCTAATACTGCTGGTTTTGAAAGATCTGGTGTTCCTAAAATGTATTCTATTGAAGGATCAAACTTTAGATTTAGTCCTACACCTGATACTTCATACACAGCCAGGCTAACATATTATAAAGCATTTGATAGTATTGATGGTACAACTACTACCAATCATATTCTTACAAATCATCCTGATGTTTATTTATATGGTGCATTATACTTTGCATCTACATTTATTAGAGGTATGGATCAAACTACTATTGCACAGTTTAAATCACAATATGAAGCAGCTTTACAACAAGTAGAAGCTGGTGATGAAAAAGATAAATACAATGGTTCACCTCTTATACAAAGAACAGATATTAATATTAATAACTTTGATAACGTAAAATAATGCAAGTACCTTTTGGAGAATGGCTACCTGATTTACCAGACCACACTAACCCTGGTGCAACACAAGCCTTAAATGTTTATCCTGCTGTGACTAGTTACAGACCTTGGAAAAGTATTTCTACTACTAGTGGTAATGCTTTAACAGCAAGAGCGCAAGGAGCAGCATCTTTTAAATCAGACACAGGTGTTATTTCTATATTTGCTGGTGATGCTACTAAGTTATATAAACTAACATCTAACTCATTTGTAGATGAAAGTGGTGGTACTACATTCTCTACACCTACTGATGGTCATTGGGATTTTATAAAATTTGGTGAGGTTGTTATTGCTTTTAATGGTGATGATGCAGCTCAAGCATGGACATTAGATGGATCAACTGACTTTGCTGCACTTGCAGGATCACCACCTGTATTTAAACACGCTGCTGTTGTGCGTAATTTTGTTGTTACAGGTTTTCAACCAACTGCACAAACAACTATAGCTTGGTCTAGTTTTAACAGTCCTACATCCTGGACTGCTGGTGTTAATCAATCTGATACAGAAGTTTTACCTGAAGGTGGAGTTATTACTGGTGTTACTGGTGGACAGTATGGATTAATATTTCAAGAGTCTCGTATTACTAGAATGGATTATAGAGGCGGTAATGTTATCTTTTCATTTAGAAGAATAGAAGATAATGTAGGAGCAGTACAAGGTAAGAATGTAATTAAAGTTGGAAACATGGTTTACTTTTTATCTGAAGATGGATTTAGAGTTACTGATGGTAATACTTCAGTTCCTATTGGTAATGGCAAAGTTGATCGTTTCTTTTTTAATGATTTAAAGTTTGCTAAACGAGAAAGAGTTAAAGCAACTGCTGATAGAGAAAACAAATTAATATGTTGGTCTTATCCATCTAAAACAGGAACTAACTCTGATACTCAAAATGATAAGATTCTTGTATATCACTATGAATCTAAGAGATGGTCATTAGTAGTTATAGACCATGAGTATATGCTAGATTATCAAACTCCTGGTTATACATTAGAAGAACTAGATGATTATCCAACATCAGGTGCTAATGATTTAGATGCAATTACTATTTCATTAGATAGTGCATTCTGGTCTGGTGGACTTAGATCATTTGGTGTATTTGGAACAGATCATAAGTTAGGAGCTTTCCAAGGCAACTCATTGAAAGCTGAAATAGGTACTGGTGAAACAGAGATATTTCCAAACAATCGTTCACTAGTTACTCATGTAAGACCAATAATAGATACTGATGATGCTACAGGTTCTTTAACTTTTAAAGATAAAGTTGCTGATACTTCATCTACAACAAGTGAAAATGCTATGCACTCTACAGGAACAATTCCGTTTCATAAGTCTGCACGATACTTTAAATTTAATATACAAGTTCCAGCAAATAAAGAATGGAATGATGCTCAAGGACTTGATATAGAAGCTATAAAAGAAGGATATAGATAATGGCACTAATAGGAAACCCAATAGATTTTGATAGAATTAGACAAAGATATGAGTCTATAGTTTATCCTGAAAGTAAAAAAACATTTCAAGATTCACAATTTAATCAGATAAGAGATACTTATGCTGGGCTATTGCAACCTGCTACTACTCCTACACAAATGGGTGTTCTTGGTGGTATGGGTTCACAAACTATTAGTCAAGATGCTACACAACCAGGACAACAAGTACAGTTAAGATTTAATCCTGCAACTGGACAAACAGAAAC